ATGGCGAAAACTAGTGACACCTCAATCTCTAAAACATCCGCTGCCAAATTCATAAGTTCAGCAGTTAAAGACGCAGAACTCAGCTGTGAGAAGATCAAGGGATTCCATCTAAGGAAAACACAAAGGGGCGGTACCTGGCGCATTCGCTATACAGACTTTTCTGGCAAGGTTAGAAAACTCAGTTTAGGAAAATATGTTGATGGCACTACTGATCGTATTAGTGCCACGCAGGAAGCACTGAATTACCGAAATGAACTTAACAAAGGCTTCGACCCTAAACAGGAAATTGATGCTCGGAAAAAAGCATTTGTAGAAGAAGATTCTAGCCGTGACAGTAGATTAGTTGGAACTTATCTGAATGGGCCATACACGCGACACCAGGCTACTAAAGAGAACGGCGGCAAGCACACACTAGATATTATCAAAAGAGCTTTCACCAGCTTTCTTGATAAACCTATGAATGAAATTTCCAAGGTCGACATTCACCAATGGCAGGAAGATTACACAAATAGCCGAATTGACAAACAAACCAAGGAAGTTCAGCCGCGGTCTTACGAAACTGTTAGCCGGGCTTACTCAGCATTTAAGACAATGCTACGCCACGCCTACAAAAATAAAGTGATCGACGCTTTCCCTTTGGCAGAAGTTAGCCTTATAGAAATGAGTGCTTCAGAGAAAGAGGCCCTTCACAATAAAGAGTCGGTCAAGCGAAGAATGCTGACCGAATCAGAGATAAAAGGTCTTAACCGGGGCTTAGAGGTTTACAAGCAGCAGCTTATCGACGGAAGAGAGAATAGCCGTAATCACGGCAAGTCTCACCTACCCTCTTTTAAAGATGTAGCATATCCAAACTGGTTCTTCCCGTTCTTCAGGCTTGCGGCATACACCGGAATGAGACCCGGTGATCTTTATTCTCTTCAATGGCACCAGCTTAACCTTCAATTCAAACGGCTTGTGAAAGTGCCAAACAAGACACGCCATCACAAAAGCCCAGCCAAATTGGATATACCTCTTAACGAAGGAATCGTAAATGTAATGCTTGCATGGAAAGAGCAGATCCGGCCAAACGCAGAAAACGCCCTAGTATTTCCTTCTCCGGTAACTGGCAACGCTTTGTCTAAGGACGCACACGAAAAGCCTTGGGCTAATGTCTTGCGACTTGGCGAAGTAGAAGCAAAGCTGGACTTTTATTCATTAAGGCATCACTACATCAGCAAGCTTGTATCTAACGGCACCCCGCTTTTTACTGTTGCCAGGCTAGCCGGTCACAAGTCCACAAAGATGATTGAAGAGCATTACGGCCACCTTTCGCCACATCACGCAGCTGAAGCGCTGGATTCGATTTCAGCAGACTTTCAAGAGGCCGCATTATGAGCTTTAAAATTCCCGAAGTTCTGAACTGGTCCTTAACCAATCATAGTTACGACCTGATGGATTATTTAGATAAGCCGCAAATAATCTATCCTGATTTGTGGAGGAAATTTACAAGCCAAAATCCTCTTACAGAGAAATTTTGGCGGTTAGCTGAAGCGTTCGTGACAACAGGTAACTTTGTTCACCCAAATTTTGGTTGGAAGCTGTTTTTGCAACAAATTGAGATTGGATACACCGGGCTAGACCACTGGAGCCAAAAAACACCAGATGAGCGAAATTCGCATTTGAACGAGTTAGCCACGCTCAGCAAAACTCTAGCAAAAAAGATTGCAGTTACTCCGTTAAATCACGAGACACTGAAACTTTTTAATCATGAAGTTTATTACGCTGAAGCGGCCAGAAGGCAAAACACAAAATTACTTGAAGCTGAGCTGCCACATGACCGAAAAATAGAAACTCTAGGCTTTCATGCGCCAACTCTGGAACACTTCTTATCAGACTTAGCTGAATTGCTCAAAAGCTATTCTGAACGAGAACATGTGAGCGTTTCCAAAGTAAATGCTGATGATTCTAACGTAACCTATTTCGTGAGAAGCATTTCGGACTTCCTAGTCACAACTGGTGAGAAGCCTAGGCATGAGCTTGTAGCACTGAGTGCCGGCATAGCATTCGATTTGGATTTCGACACAGAAAATGTGCGAACGAAGTTAAAGAGATACTCAAGATCTGACCGGCTCCAGGAAAACGAAAAATACAACAAACTAATCTTCCAGGCATACAATCCAGTGACATAGATGGGACAAAACCCACCATTTAATTAAATTTTGTCCCTCTCCTATCGTTTGAAGTTTTTGGTTTACTTAAACCGTCAAAACGCAGGAGATACAAAAATGACACCAAACGATACAAATACCGAGTTAAAGCTTTTACTAAGCAACAATGAGGCAGCTACTGCTTTAAATATTGCCCCTATTACTTTAAGAATTTCAAGAAGCACTGGTTCACTTCTTGGGGTGCCCGCTCCGAAACACATCAAGTTTGCTAAGGCCGTACGTTACCGATTAAAAGACATACAAGAATGGCTAGACGCCTTAGACACAGATGGAAAGGAGGGTATGTGATGGAGAACGTTATCCCAAACTTTATCCGCAATGCGAGAAAGCGTTTTGAAATTTTTGGCGCCGGCCTATCACCTAATGATCTGAAAATGGTCGCAGAGAAGAACCATGAAGATGCTTTAAATCACATAAAAGCAGAAGCAGCCAACTACAAATTACTTACTCAGGAGCTGGAAAACTCTGAACAGCGTCTAACGGCTTTACGGCTATTTATAGCTGAGAACTTCGAGCAACTTATTGAAGCAGAAAACCAGATGGCAGAACGGGAGCAATAACATGAAAAATGAAGCCACCCCTAAGAGCGGCAACACTGAAATGAGCACTTCAGATAATACCGCAATCAAACCACCAATCAAGAAAGAACTTTGTTTGGCTCTGCTTATTCAGCGAGGCCAAAAAGGTATCACACAACCAGAGGCATACACTGCCTATCATGAGTCATGTCTTCATACGTCGATAAGCACCCTACAGCAACAGCATGGCCTGCAGATTAACCGGCTACCAGATAAGGAAACCATTGTTCACTACAGGCAGAAAGCTTTCAGCCGCTATTGGCTGGCTGATAACAATCAGATTGAGAAGGCTACTAACCTGCTTAATTACTATCGTTCTAAGCGTGGTTTAGCACCAATTACCCAGGATGCAGCGTAGCCCTTCGGGGCTACTTGAGGGGGCATTATGTGCGTTGAATTAGTTATAAGGGCGCTTCATACACAGATTCCTAAACCAGCAGGATCATCTGTTCAATCGCTTAAATTGATTCTCACCTTATTGTGTGAACATGCGAACAGCGATGGTGGCTCTTGCTTCCCTTCTCACAAGCGTTTAAAGCAATTTTCAGGTATGGGAAATGATGCCGTTAATAATGCGCTGAAGGCCCTGCAGGAACTTGGATTCATAAAAAAGAAGAGGACACAGTCCTCAAATCAGTATTTGATTTGCGTTGAAAAGCTAACTGCAGAAATTCCCAGAATCCTAAGAGCGGAATCCCATACTCCGGTAACCGGAATCTCAGAATCCGATAACCGGAATTCCAGATTCCCGAATTCAGGAAACGAACCTGTCATTAAACCTGTCATTAAACCTGTCATTAAACCTGTCATTAAACCTGTCATTAAACCTGTCAAGGAACCTGTCAAGGAACCTGTCATAAAGAATCACTCCATACCTGATGATTTTACTGTAACTGATGAAATGAAAAGTTGGTTTGCAGAAAAAGGGTTCACCTTGGATATACAGGAAGAGACAGAGGAGTTTATTGAATACTGGAAATCAGAAGGCGGCAAAAAGAAAAACTGGCAATTGACCTGGAAGAACCGCATGAGGGATCAGCAAAAAAGATATGGCACCAGCAAACCCAAAAGAGCAACGAAGGCCAGACCTGAAAACTTTGCAAATAAAGATTATGGCGAAACAAAGGTGAATTTCTAATGCGATACAAAAAACAAAAAGTCACATGCGCAACTCATGGTGAAATGGAAGTTGATGTTCATCTAAGGCCTGATGGAACCCCTTGGTGTAAAGCTGAGTGCCCTATTTGCTTAGAAGCTAGGCACAAAAAGCAGCTGGAAGAAGAAAGGCGCATAGAGGCACAGGAGCGCAAGGAACAAGCCCTGAAAAGCAGGCTTAGCACGCTGGCTATCCCGAAGCGCTTCAACACGGCTAGATTCGATAACTACCAGGTGGGAAGCAAACAGCAATCAGCGTGTCTGAATATTTGCAGAGACTATGCAAGCACCTTTGAAAAGCATAGAGAGCAAGGCACTAGCTTATTACTGCTAGGCTCAGTCGGAACAGGCAAAACGCACCTTGCCTGTTCAATAGGCCGGACAGTAGTTGAAAGCGGCTTTCATGCCCGATATGTGACACTGGCAGAGATAATCGGCGATATTCGCGCCACATGGTCAGGCACAATTACCCGCCGCTGTTCAACGTGGGGAATTGAAGAGAAGTTGACGGAAAGAGATGTTCTAGATGCCTATGAGCAATGCGACTTGCTTATCATTGACGAAATAGGCGTTCAGTCAGGAACGGATAACGAGAGAAACATTATTTTCGGGATAATAGACGCTCGTTACCGTGAAATGTTGCCGACCATAGCAATATCGAACCTGAATGAATCTGAGGTTGCCAGCCTGATCAGTGAACGCTCTGTTGACAGATTAAAGCAAGGTGGCGGCACACTTGCTTTCAACTGGCACAGTTACCGGGGCGCGGCTTAGTTGCTTTGCCCTAATTTCATTCTGCAGGCATCTTTAACCCACTCTGAAAAGCTGTCCGGCTTCCCACTATCAGTACAGTTCCTGGCATGGTCGATTTGCTCAATCATGTCATCTGGAAACCGGATGAATTTTTTTGTGGAACCTGGGCGATCATCACCCCATTTATTTTTTGTTTTTTTCTCTTGCATGTTGGTGCGCACCAATGTAGTTTAAAAAATGTCTGGTGCGCACCACTTTACACAACAAATTAGAAACTGACAAACGAGAAGGATTTTAGAAATGAACAATGCAACATCTAGTACAAGCAAGTTGGACCTGGCAGACAAGCGTTCAGCCAGTATTGCGAAAGCATTGGGCCTTGTTGCTATTTTGGGAGAGGCATCAAAGTCACCGGATGCTTTGACGGATAAAGACATGTCTAGTGCGTTATGGGCAATTGAAGATATTCTTCGTGAAGCAGCTGATGCTGACCACGCTTTAGAAACTGAATAAGGGGATTCATTATGCAACCTGTAGCCGTTAAATCATTAACTGAAGTTCAAGAGCCTGATATCAGAGATATCGGTTTGCGGTCAGTTGAGGAATTAGCCAGGGGCCTCCGTCTGTATTTGGATGAGCGTGCTTCTAATATACCAACGGAAAATTTAAGCGTTATTGATGCAATTCTTTCTCAGATCATAGTGGAGAGCAGCCAGTTGAACACCAACTGATTGCAATGGAACCAAACAAACCGTCCACATCAGGGCGGTTTTTTGTTTCTACTTACCCGAATAAAGGTAAGTTTTTACCCATTGTCGGGTAAAGAATCCTTATATCGAGACTGTTCTGTCCTGAAAACGGGACAGGCAACTTGAGGTTAGTACGACTTAAACGAGTATTGAAAGAAAGTGTGTCATATGCGTGACACGGAGCATTTCGAAAATTGATGTATATCCATTAATTTCATTGAGTTAGAGGGTTTTTGGGGTTTTCCAATAAGGAACACACCAGAGTCACAGGCATGGACAGAATATAATTCACAAAAAGCTATTAAAACCCACATTTAATACTGTTAAATGCCATTTTTGCAGGCTTTTATACCCCAAAAGTCTATAAAACACACAATTAAACATTGATACTGTATATAAAGCCAGTATAATTAAAAATGCTCACACACGTTGTGAAACGTCGAGCAACAATATTTTGCGGATACTTCCTGCTAAGTAGGTTAGTAAGGCGACACAAGTCCTTGCTTGGATGTGACAAGTGTCGCCGCCCTTTCTTCGATTTTGTTGCTCGAAGGGTTTACTTACTAAAATTACAGGAAGGTACATGAAGACACTTCTCGCCCTACGACAAGCCAAACAAGAAAAGCTGGAAACTCTAAATAACCTCATTTCCGGCGCACAAACTGAAAAACGTTCCCTCTCTGATTCCGAAATCTCCCAACAAGAAGCGCTGACAAGCGAAGTTCGCAATCTGAACAAGCAGATTGAAGCCGCTGAGTTGCTGGCAGACGAAGAACGCAGCCTGATCGGTGGCAGCAAAACAATCACCGAGAATGGCAAGCCCACCAACACAGAAGTACGAAACTTTGTCATGTCCGGCGAATCACGAAGCCTGAGCGCAGCGGTTGACGCAAGCGGCGGTTATACCGTTATCCCGGCATTGGATAAAGAAATCTACAAGCTGTTACGCGATCAGTCAGTCTTCCGCCAGAACGCAACGGTTAAAACAATTTCCACCCAGACCTTTGAAAAGCTGGTCAGCGTTGGCGGTACCACAGCAACATGGGCAGCTGAGAGTGACGACCGAAACGAAACCAGCACAAGCCAACTTGAAAAGGTTACCTGGTCACTGAATGCGCTTTATGCCTACCCAATGACTACAGAAGAATTGCTGGATTGGTCTGACTTTGATGTCTCAGGCTGGTTAACCTCAGAAGTGGCAGACGAAAGCGGCCAGAAAGAAGAAGCGGCATTTTGGAACGGTGACGGTGTTAAAAAACCAACTGGCCTTCTGACCTACACCACGACAGCTGAAAATGACGCGGTACGGGCTTTCGGTACAATTCAGGAAATCGAAACCGCATCCACGGCCATTGCAAGCGATGACCTGATCACCCTGGCACATACACTGAAGAAAGGTTACCGGGGTTCTGCTAAGTTCTTCATGAACGATGCAACCCAGGAAAAAATCCGCAAGCTTAAAACGTCCGATAATGATTATCTCTGGCGGGCTGGCCTGATGGAAGGGCAAGCCAATACGCTACTTGGAAAAGTCGTAGAAACGGCAGAGCAAATTCCCGATGATTACATCGTGTATGGTGACTTGGCAAAAGCCTATTACATCACCGATCACACTTCGGGCGTGCGGATGCGGAAAGACAACATCACGAAGCCCGGCTTTGTGAAAATGTACACCTCACGTTATGTCGGTGGCGGTCTGGTAGACAGCAACGCTATCAAGTTCATGAAAGTGGCCGCAGCATAAGGGGCCACCATGAAAATTGAACGCAGAGCCTTAGAGGGCTTGGAAGTAAAGAGCCGGACGATCATTGGCCGTCCAGTAGTTTACAACTCACGTTCTGAGGACTTAGGGGGCTTTGTTGAAGTCATTGCCCCTCATGCGTTCAGAGAATCAATGGGGCGTGATATACGCGCCCTCATTGAGCATGATCCCTCAAAACTGATTGGAAGAACCAGCTCCGGCACCTTGAGAGTAAAAGAGGATAGCCAGGGCATTCTGGTAGAAATCGACCCGCCAAACACCCGCACCGCAGACGAATTACTAGAAAGCATACAACGCAAAGACATTAGCGGCATGTCATTTGGCTTCAGTGTCCCGTCTGGTGGTGACCATTGGGACGTTGAACAAGCCCCGGCACTGAGAACGGTTAACGCCGCATTGCTTCACGAAGTCACAATAACAGCCCTGCCAGCTTACAAAGCGACTGATGTCAGTATCGCCATGCGAAGCTTGGAGCAACATCAAGGTGAGAAGCCGGTAGATCACACGCTCAACAACTTGTTGCAATTCATTGAGGTAAATAGCTTATGAACCCACTAAAACGATTATTCAAACGTTCAGAGCCTCAGACCCCCGAGCAACTAATGTCCTTGCTAAACAGTACACATACAACCGCATCTGGCGCGGCAGTAAACAAAGAAACGGCCCAAACATTGCCGGCGGTATATTGCGCAGTAAATACGATTGCCGAGGCTGTAGCCAGTATGCCTCTCCATGTGTTCAAACGGTCTGATGATGGGGAGAAGGAAAGGCAACGAACCCACATTATTGAAAAGCTGTTTAACCTGACGCCAAACAGCTATCAGACTTCCTTTGATTTTAAAGTCGCTCTAATGCGTTCAGTTTTGCTCACCGGTAACGGTTACGCTGAAATCATTTACGACAATGCCGGCCGCATTCAAAAACTCATACCACTCCACCCGAATGAAGTAACGGTTAAGAAGCTGGAAAACTATCGGCTTGGTTACCAGGTGACAGCGAACGGTAAGATTCGAGCACTCCAACAAGAAGAAATCCTTCACATCCGGATTAACTCTGATGATGGTGTTTTAGGTAAGAGCCCTATCACAGTTTGCCGTGAATCAATTGGATTAGAGATCAGCTCTAAAGAATGCGGAGCTGACTTATTTAAAAATGGCTTAAGGCCCTTCGGAGTCATTGAGGCTGAAGGTACTGTCAAAGAAGAACTTGCCAAACTAATTAAAAAACAGCTGTTACAGTTAGCTGGCAAAGGTGAAAGGTTCGCGCCTTTGGTTCTGACCAACGGATTGAAATATAACCCGGTTCAGATATCACATGAAGATGCAGAATGGCTGGAGTCAAGGAAGTTTGGAATAGCAGAAGTAGCCCGAATGTTTAAGATTAGTCCGATATTCATCATGGACTACTCAAACAGCACATACAGCAACTTTGCAGAAGCAACGAAAGCCTTTCTACAGCAAACACTTCACCCATGGCTTACCAACATCGAGTTAGCAGTGTTAACCACGCTGGTCCCCGAACGTAATCAATCCATGCTCACCATTGAGTTTGAGACAAAGAACACGTTAAGGCTAACCACCCGTGAACGCTACGACATTTATGATATCGCCATTCGTAACGGCCTTCAGAACCCGAACGAATGCCGACGAGCAGAGAACCTACCACCAAGAGAAGGCGGCGATGAGTACAGTCAGAGTTGGTTGCAGCAATCGCAACAGCAAGAACCGCAGACGGATCAGGTACCACTTTAATGCCAAGCCGCCCGGGTAAAGCCTGCAGAGTTCCAACCTGCAAAGAGATAGCAAAGGCAGGTCAACACAACGGCTTCTGTGAAAAGCATAAGGACCGTTCAGGATGGTTTAAGCGAGAGAGAGACAGAGGCAACCGGCATCAGCGTGGTTATGGTAGTGACTGGGATAAGTTACGCCAGCAAGTAATCAAGCGTGATGCTGGTTTGTGTCAATCGTGTAGACGACAGAACAAATACACTAAAGGCTCTCACGTTGACCACATCAAAGCGAAAGCGCATGGAGGTAGTGATTCATTATCTAATTTGCAATTGCTTTGTGTGGCTTGCCACAACCACAAGACAGCCACAGAGGGTACCCGTTATTTTAAAGACTAGGGGCTGAGTTAGCAGGACCGCCGCTCTGGGAAAATTTACGCACCGTCAGTCTCAAAATTTGGAAATCAGAACAATGACAGCACGAAAATCAGCATTAGAACTTGCACTTCAAGGAACAGCCAGAAGTGATCGAGCGACAGCCAAAGTCAAGCAGGATAAGGAATACAGCTTTCCACGTTGCCCGCGACACATTAAGGGCCAAGCCAAATCTGTTTGGCAAGATGTGTCAAAGGAAATGGACAAATATCAGGTGATTACCGGGGCAGACAAAGCTTTATTAGAGCAATACTGCCAACTTATGAGCCAGTTCAGGGCTAAACCGGAAGAGTTCACCGCATCGTTGCACGCGCAGTTGAAGGGCCTTGCTAACGATCTTTACCTGACACCAGCCAGCCGGACAAAGCTCTCATTTGAAGAGCCGGACGCAGCTGACGCGTTAAATAAAAAGTATGGGTTGTAACTTGCTCGCACTCAAAAGTGTCTTAACACATCTTTGTTTACTGTTTTAAAGTATCCAATCGTTCTGTAAACATCTGCAATCTCAATGACTCTAGGGTTGATGGTCCAAATAACTGCTCTATGGTAACCATCATTTAGTGAGGATGATATTGAGGCCAGAGTGCTATCAATTATTACAATCCTTTCCAGAATTGAATCAAGTACTTTGAGAAGGTTGAGCACATAATTCAGATCACCTGGCAATTTTGGAGTTTTCTTATCGAAGTCTCCAGCCTTGACATGTAAACTTATATGGTTGGTAAGTAACTCAACGGTAATCTTTATATCTTTCTGCTCGAAGATATTGTTTTTAGTGAGCGTGGACATGTTAAAAGTATCGTAGTCAATTGTGGTATAAGAAGCTTCCGATACCCACTTGCATTCGATCATAGAGCAAATATTTCTAGCTTCTTCTACAAGACTAGCCTGCCTGCGAAGGTTCGAGTCGATTTCTAGCTGAACAGCTAGATTACTTCGCATCCCTTCAAATTCTGTTTTTTGCAGATAATAAGAGCGAACGACAAACCAAAGAACTGCGGCTGCTATTAAGGGGTTTAAAAAGTTAGAGAATATTGATGAAAAATCAGCCCACGCTGCGGGATCTTCACTTCTATCCAATTTGACAATAAAGCCAAAGTAAATCGAATAGCTTAGGAATATTGTGACTACAATTACGCCAATCCCCGCCAACAAATAATTCGAGGAGTATTTTAACTTAGCTAGGGCCGCTTCTGACTGTCCGTTTTCCTTTGCATCCGACAC